GCGTGGGTTGCGGGGACCCCGAGGCCCACCCCTCCGCTTGGAGGGACGGTATTTGGGATCAGATATCTAAACTACTTGCATTGGTCCGTTTCCACGGACCTGTCGAACCATAACATCCATGAAACGGGTCATATCAACGTTATCAAAGAAGTTAAGTTGGAGATCTGCTCGTCCTGCATATTCCAAATTCATTTCCATATTTGAAGCACACGAGCCTTGTAATGCATGAATATTAACGTCCAATTTCTTTCCCGTTTTCTCATGCACAAGATTCCTTATGCGCCACTCCACATAAGGCCTGAAGATAGGGTGATTACCTGCCCAACTTGACAACTCTTCTGTTACGGCAGCATTATACTCACCTTTTGTCATCGTACGTAAATGACGAGAGTAAATATTTCCATACAGCACCCTTCGAGGTAATCGGCACATAATAATCTGTCCCCGATCATTAATTGCACCGAAACGAGAAAGAAATACGAAGGTTGAATATCGCCATTCAAGAACCTTAACACGCATCCCTAACCCGTGATGACCTTCCTCTTCTTTCGTAAAGCACTCCCAAAAAGCCTTGTCAAATTTTTCTTGATACGAAGCATCAATAAACAAAAGAACATCGTCACCTGATGCATAAACTTGGAAAAAAGTCTCATCAGTCGTATCAATACCAGCGCGCCGTGCCACAAAATGCGCATAAACAATGCTCCGCAAGGTATTCGCTGGTGTAGTAGCGAAGCTATGCCCACTGTACGTTAATCCACGACACACTCCTTTTAAGCAAACTCTTTTCGTTTTCGGATAAAACATCTTAAAAGGGCGGTTCATTTTATAGAACCAATCTCGAACATATGGATAAACCAACAGGGGCATCTGGGAGTTATAATAGGCTTCATCGAAGAATCGATCCAACAATGGATATTCGACTGCTTGTCGAGTCAGATAATATTGTGCTGCATCAAATCTTGAGACATCATACGATGCAATCACCGGATTTTTCATCTTTGACCAACCGGCAACTAATTGTTTCTGTAAATCCTCAAGCGACTTGCCTGCTGCACAACTTGGAAACTGCTTCACAATTTGGAGTAAGTTCCAACTGACACTGCCAACTGCAGCTAAAAATTCTGGGGGCGGATTGAATAGGTTTCGAGCAGCATTATCCAAACGGGTTTTTTCCGGCTGAAATTCATGCAATTTCTGCATAACCTCCATAAATTCAGGCATCGATAACTTGGCCAACAACTTCCTCAAGCCAAATGTGTATAGATGTCGTTTCTTGGGTTCAACTTGCTCGTTAATATACCGATTTACTGTCAATTTACCAACAGCTGTTTCTTTAACAAGCATTCGAACAATCGGTTCTGCATCCTCCAGGAAATCAGCATAAACGCCTTTAGGTTTATCTTTGCACAATCTTCCTGTCTTTGCATCAGTCTCAACACAACCCTCCGGATATAGACGCGTACCAAATTGTCTTCCAATCAAAGCGTCTGCAGCATTTGCAATATTGCCAGCCATAATCACGCCATACTCACCCAATTGACGATCATCTACTCTTTCCATCTTAACAATGTTTGGTTTAACGTAATTATCTGCGACCAACTTCTTCCATGCTGCAAAAGATATCCGACTGCCATCCTCCATATGGCACGTTAGCCGGCGACAATTATTATTCGGTGGTAACAACCCCATGAACTTGTCCAACGGGACATTCATTGCATTATTAGGTTGATTATCCCATTCGCTTTGTGGCATACCATACATACCTGTATAGTCTCGCGTCCGAGTATGATAGCTTAACCGAATATCTGTTCTTGGACGTGCACTGGATGGTAAACGATCACGAACAGATTGTGCAATCAGGCGACGCTGCGCCGTATCCTCGCGTTCTTTGTCCTCTTTGACCAACTTATCAAGAGTCTTTGTACTATAAGGACCATAGAAATATCGGTATAAGCAATATGATGCTGCAACGACAACACCTGCACCAATGAGGAGGTAACTTGCTAAGTTCGAAAAGTTTTGAGCAATCTTCTCTTGAATAATTGATTCATAAGCTTCTTCTTGAACTCTTCTTAGCGCTTCCACCTTCTTCACTGCATGACGCATATTTGATAACCATCCTGCTGCAGGTTTGTTCCCTATTGCATCCGTAATGCCAATTACCACGGCGGCTGGTGATTTTAAGTGAGCTTCGAAATTCTTCAATACCAATTCGACTTTATTCTCGATATCCGCTATAACCTTCGGAGCATCTGCAATCCGCTTCAGCTCAAGACCCTTGCCTATCACTTCTCCGACCGTAGATTTACGAGTCAACTTAAAGTTCAAAAACCGCCTGGTCAGTCGATATAACCCAATTCCGACTGACACCAAACAGCCTCCAAACGTAAGATAGTCGCGAGGTGTGAAAATTCGATGAACCTCATTTCGATAAAGTTCTTTCTCTACTTCTGCAGGTCCAGTAAGGTTAAGGCGAAAATGATCTTCTCTCACAATCTTTGCCGCATCCTCATCTAATTGGGCAAAGTTCAAATTTTCTGATTCCCGAATGTAACTCTTCTCCAACTGAAGTATCTCCTGTCTCGTTACACTAATCGTTTTCCATTTGAACTTCGCAACCCGAATTAAATGATCCGTTGTATTAATTGGCGCCGCCAACACACGTTCGGTCTCTGGGCGATCTGATTTTATGTACTGAATCATAAAATCCCGCAATCGTTCTTTCGAATCTTTAACCACAAGATTATTCCCATCCTGCTTAGCATAAAGCCATGTCACTGCATTCAACTGATGCGCATGCGTAACATCTTGTCCTTGATAGCGTTCAATCTTGTAGATTCGCCCATGTCCTGTCTTTAACAAAGCAGAACCTGTCGCTGTTTCTTCCACTTCAATTTGAAGGGTTTGATTGCCTTTCTTAGTTTCAGAAACGTATGTGAATTTCGTGTCACACAAGAAATCCAAATACAACGGTCTATTCCCAATTTCATCGATAAATGCCGTTAGAGTGTCCGTTTCAGGCTTAGGCTTATCGATTGCCGTATAGATTGATTTTTCCCGGCTAACATGGGAATCTGCTTTATAACGTGTGTTATATGATCTTCGAGATTGACCTGACTCGTCGAAATTTTCGTCTTCCTCATCCTCTTCTTCGCCTTCTTCTCTTTCGGGGGGCGTAGGGTGAGCAAAACGACAATTATTGCCAGATCGGCATTCACCTTGAACAAAGTAACGACAAATAGGCATCTCGACCTCAATCACCTCTCTCTTCACAACCGGGGCATCGCGGTTTGACACAGTAATGACACCAGAATATGTCTCAAAAATATCAGCACACTGTTTTGTCAACTTATCGCCTCCGCAAAAGTCAAGCATTGGAAAATCTGCGGGATCATCTTCACCCTTCTCCTCCTCTGGGAGTGGTTTGAGATAATACCCTGGTGCATTCTCTCTTGATACGTAATCGTTGTACGACATTTTTGGGTTAAAGTCAAAGCGATAAGGGAGGAACCTAGTCATGGCTTCTCGATGTATCGCCAACGCACCTTCGAACAACAAATTACGATCAAAATTCAGAATTTTCAAATCCACTACTGCATGTCCAGCTTGGCCTCTTGCCTGAACCATTTTTAGACCAATTGGCCCGTCACCGATATTCCCCAAATAATTTTGGTACAGTAACTCGGTTGATTCTGGAAAGACTGTCGTCGTGAGATCAAAGATTGATTGGCCCTTTTGCAATTTCTCAAATACACTTCCTCGGAAACCCATCTCTATCCATTTAAGGCGAGTCTGTTCCAAGAAAATTCTCAACATTTTATTATACTCCGACAAATTGGTCGTGCAAATTACATTTGCAAAATGGGAGTATAAACCAGTCAGGGGTAAGAGGTATGAGAGAAACGAAAAGATAACGCACTTATCATCGCCTTTCAAGGGAGGTGAAAAACGGAAAGTGCTGTCTCCGAGGCTTTCAAAGTGGACTATGCCTCCTCTAACGTAAGGCTCTGCACCTACGTATTGACGAGGTTGTGGTTGGCGCCATCCGACGCGATTATTCAACGCTTCTAAAGGATCGTTTTCATAAACAATCTGAACATGAAACATCGAATTAGGCCCGGTATTGACTGCAACATAATAAACACCAATTGAAGTCGCGGTGTAACTGCCAGTCCCATTACCAGGATATAGTCCAACAATATGCCCGGGAACAAGTTCATAGATGGCTGCCATCGAAGGATAAATCATCGTAAATTGCGGATTGGGATGCTCTCCTTCTCCATACAACAAGGCCATCGCACTCACCAAATCAAACCCTCCGTCCAAAACATCATTGTTTCTCGTTTCTGCCCACAGGGCTAAACGAAACGCACAGAGGTGATCATTTGGGAAATTATAAACTTGCAGATTGGGGCCGTAAACCTGGAAAGTTGTTGATCCTCCTTGAACTGACCAATCAAAAGCAAGATCATGATTAGGTATAACTTCCGGTACAGCCTCCACCGTTGGTATCAGGAGGGGGACACCCTCATCTTCCTGATCTCCAAGAACTGTCCCATCATCTGACCCCACTTCCTCAACAGGAATAAGGTTGTGCCAGTCTACTGGAGTACGGCACATAGGACAGAGAGTTGAAATTTCTCCCCACGGTCTAACACAATCAATGTGGTAAGAATGATTACATGGGGTCACCAATTGAACATGTTGCTCTATGAATTGAAGACAAATCGAACAAAGTGTATCCATAGTTTCATAAAGCCGTTGCACCAAGTACAATAACACTGGAGTGACTCCCCATACACTCCGTGCGACATCCACCTCCCAGAAAAAGATTGGGATTTACCTTGTGGATTATTGCTCCTTAATGCAACACTAGGCTGCGTTTGGATAAAAAGCAGACTAGACCCCGATTATTCGTAAACGGGTAGGCAGGGTAACCCTTCCCGTTTGTAAATAATGC